CCAGAACGTATCATATGGTAAACACTAGAACGCAGTTCACCATCCCCAAAGGGGATGGTGAACCACCAAATTTTTTTCTGGGATTTAAGCTACAAGCAACAGGCGGCAAGCGTCAAGCATCAAGCGTCAAGCGACAGGCGGCAAGCGTCCCAGCCTTCGGCCACAGGCGGGTGGGTGGGCCCACAGGCTACAAGCTCTTGAATCGCGGACCCTGGATAAAGTTTCACGGATCGTGGAGCGAGGGTCTTGACTAAGATATAGCTATCCTTTGATGCTTATAATGGAACGCGATTTGGTGGGGTGAGAACCGTATCTTCTTACTACTTGTTACTTTTAACTCAATGGTAAAAAAACCACGCTTATCACCATAACCAAGTATGTCTGGTATCCCTGCAGATGCCCAACTTTCTAGTCTTATAAGGGAAAATGTATTAAGTTTTTCTTTCGTTTCTAGCCAGAAGGCTGACTCTGGTTTCAAAGTAATTACTCCACTAGGATTAACATACGATATTTCTCTTTTGCACCGATAATTTGGTTCTCAACCAGCTTAATTTCTTTGATATTAAACTCACGTTGCAAAGGATTTCTGCCCTGAGGTATCACCATTTGTACTTTTGCATGACTACCTACAGGACTTTTACAGAACTTTTCTAGGACCTGCATCAATGCCTTGGTTGTATATGATGACATAATTAATGTATTGTCTGACGATTAATACCTGTAAGGTGCTCGAAAATTTCTAATTGTTCTGGATTCATAGATTGTAATATAGGTAATATGTGTTCCGTTTTAAAAAAGTGAACATCTTTTTGTTGTANTATTTNCATTGCTTCTTCTAATTGTTGTTTAAATTCTTCTTCTTCTTTTTTGTTTTTGAAGGACATAGTATTCATATTATAATTTACCTCTTTTCTTTCAAGTGTGAAGTGAGGACTAAGACTAAGTTTTTAGGAGGAACATATTCTGTAAAAAGGACCTCACTTCAAGTAAACGAGTATCATAATTTACTTGCTTTTACAATGTATATTTTCTATAAGGAAGTATGGGTTTACCTAAAGTATTAACAGAACAACAAACAAAATTTGCAACACTTCTAGTTACAAATGAAGGACGTAAGTCTCCAACTGAATGTGCTATCGAAGCTGGTTATGCAGAAGGCTCTGCACATGTAAGAGCTTCAGAGCTGCGCAACCCTAGGAAGTTTCCTTTGGTTGTTAAATATATTGATGAGATTAGATCAGAACTACAAGAAAAATATAGAGTAGATTATGGTTCTCACATTACAGAATTAGCTAGACTTCGAGAAGAAGCTAGAGAGAAGGGTGCCTGGTCTGCAGCAATCAATGCAGAAGTAGCTAGGGGTAAGGCCGCCGGCCTATACATAGAACAAAAGATTATTAAGCATGGTAAGCTGGAAGACCTTAGTGAAAGAGAATTAGAAGCTAGATTGTCCGAGATTATAGAGGATAATAAATTATTGTTAGAACATGAAGATGTAGAAAGTTTAAAAGATAAGGTTAAAAACCCTACAATCTTAAAAATAGTAGAACCAATAGAAGATTAAATTTTTCTTATACTCTTAATACAACCCCTAGGAAATACATTTCTATCTCCAAAAGTATATCCTTCTTCATCATTATAGTAGTACGTTGCAAAAGTAATGACTCTGTCATTGTCTTCATAAAAAAGATATCCTTCTGTTGTAGCCACCTGTGGTTCCATTTTTCTTATAGTATCTTCAGAACCCCAGCCTGTCTCTCCTGATATGTCCAACCATTCAACTCTATATTTCTTCCAAGGGAATTTTCTAAACATAATCTCACTATAAGGAAGAATTTAGGTAAATCAAATTTCAAATTAGTAAAATAAAAAACCCCTTCACGCCAAGCTAGGAGATTGAAAAGTATTGAAAAATATAGCTTTTTTGAAATCTACTCTACCACGTCTACCACGGCCGTGGTAGACCAAAATCGTGCTATTATTATTGAAAAATAAGGTGTTTTCTCACTCTACCACCACTACCGGGGGTTGGGACCATATTTTTTTTTTTAAAAAAATGTTTTCCTAAATCTCCCCTTACCACGGCCCACGGTCCACGTGTCAAGAGTCGGGAAAAAAGGTTTTCCCGTACTTGACAACGGTTCGATTATAGTGTTCGGCGAATAAAGTTAGGAAGCTTGCCTTCTTCTTTCCAAGAAATATAAGCAGCTTTCCAATCATTTTTATATTCAGCCTGTAGAAATGCTTTCATGGCGCTATCAACGTCGGGTTCTAAGGTAAAAAAGTTACCTAAAGCTTTTAATAATTGTGTCATTGTATTTTCCTTTCATGGTCCATGTTCTATCAAAAAGTCAAGAGAAAAGAATTGCTGATTTTTAACACCAGGTATGTTAAACTACGCACAGAAAGACGATAGGCATTAAAACAGGAAGGTAATTTCGTGTATAATGGTGATACAATTTATAGAAGTCTAGTCAATTTTTAACAACAGTATTCACTCTGTCGTCTTTCGACTATAAAAGGTCTTCTATTAATCCGGCTTGAACACAAGTAAAATTTAATTCGGCCCCTGTGTCAGCCAAATCTGTCGCCACTAATTGATAATATTCGTTGCAACTCTCATAGGTAGGATGAACGACTTCAGAGGCCATGCGAACGCATTTGTAATCAATACCTTGACCCAGACACACCCAACCCACCAAAAAAAATTTAAGCATTACGCTCGATCGTAGAGAGGTCGATCAATCATACCGCCTTTGGCGTTTAAAGTTCTGTCTTTATCTGACATATCTGCGAGATCTTCTTGCGTTAAACCTTCAAATTCAGAATAACCAGAAGCCATATCATCAGCTTCTTGATCAGATATTTCGGTGTCATCAAAATCACCTAGAATTTTACCAGAAACAATTTCTAATTGATCTTCATCACCTTCAAATCCTCGACGTTTTAGAGCTTCTTTGATCTTTTCTTGATTAATACGACCAAAATATTGACGTTTCTTTTCTTGTCTCTCTCCAATAGCTTCTTCTGCTTCTTCAGAAGTGTAATCTTTATCGTCTTCTTTTTCTTCTTTAGCTTTGAGTATTTGTGTCAAAGGAGAAGAACCAAAGGTTTGCATTAAACCTTTCAACATTTCTGGATTAGATTGTGTAATACCACCACCAATAAGAAGTGGTCCTAGAAGTTTAGGTGCTACTGAAATTGCCATAATATTGATCGACTCTCCTTAAAAATTCATGTTTATAATGTTTTAACTGTGCACCAGAAAGTATCCATTCCTGATAATAGTTATCTACACTACACATCATAATCATCGCTTTGTCAATAGAGGTCCCATAAATATAGTCATGCGCCATAGCATAAGCCGATAGCTGCATAAAATAATCCTCGATCCACTCTTCACGTTTGGGTTTATTCGTCTGTTTAAAATCAATGACAGTGATCTCACCGTCATGCATAGCTATCAAATCTGCACTACCGGCGTACAATCCAGGGTAATACATTAGGGCCTCGATACCATAATACCCCTCCAGGCGGTCCTTTAAACCATTTTTAATAATCTGTGTTGCCATACTATGAGCGTTTTGACCAATCGGAGTCAAATCTAAGTGCTGTTGACCGGATACCCACCCTTCAATGATATGGTGCATCGACGTTCCGCGTTTCGAGGCGTCCGCTACAATCTTCTTGGCCTTCTCTTCACCAATCCTTTTTCGCCATTCTTTCAAAAACGATTTGTCTTTTGTCTCTCCTAGTATGGTTGTGACACTCGCCAATGCTATATGATCTTTGACATCATAGGTCCGGCCCTTACCTTCCATATCGCTTCGAATAAACGACGTCGGGTAGTAAAATTCATTAATCTTCTCCATCTAAATCCTTCCAGGGAATATACCGAAGGCGTACTCCCATTTCTTTTTGTTCTTCGGATAGCGCACGATAAATACGTCCACCTTCATCATGCGTTCCCGATTTTGTTTTCCGAGTGCTTTCGGTTTTAACATCTACTAAAAAACTATTTCCCTTGTCATCCGTGACAACAAGATCAAAAGGACATAAAGGGTCCAATGACAAAGAAACATAAAAACCATTCTTGGTATATTCTGCAGCTGCTATTAACTCGGAACTAATGCCTTTAATCGATTTTAGATTAGTGGCCATGCTTCAACTCTTGTGATAAGTAAGACGGTAATCATCACCAACGATACTTTCATGTAATATAGGTCGCTCAACTTTGATATGTCCTTTCCCATTACAACGAGAACATTTTAACACAACGCTCTCGTTTTTATTCCTTCTTGTTTCTATATAACCTAGTCCTTGGCATTCACTACATTTGAATTTAGCTTTTGCCATTCTTCTTTTTAGCTTCTTTCCTTGCTAGATATTCTATTGTCTTAGATATAGTCAAAGGCGCTTCGAATATTTCTTTGCTCAGATCTACCAACATCTTATAGGTAGCGTTCGGTACGGATACCGATTTATATTTTTGTGTGTCGGGCATTCTTCTTCTCCTTCATTAATGATACTATCATATTACCTGCTTCTTGTTCTGTATTAGCAAAACNAAAATCACCAATCTCATGTTTGATTACAACGTTNAAAAATTCGGTAAGAGTTTTACCTTTCATTTCTGCNACTCGTTCTAATTGCTTATCTATTACGTACATCTTGTACCTTCTTTCTATTATTAATATATGGGATAATATACTACAAAATGGGTAGTTGACAAAGAAAAAAATTTAAGAAAAAATGAAGGTTCTTCTTCACTTTTGTTGCTCGTCCTATCGTCCGATAGGGCGGGCCCTCTTACTCACCACATTGACATCTATCATTTTTATCTAGATTTATTTCAATATCTTGTTGTAAGGTATGTATTTCTAAGGCTATTCTATTGAGATCATCTACAACCGGTTTGATAGTCCCGCTAGCATCTCCTTGGTATTTTTTTCTTACGTTTTTAACAACGCGGTGTAAAACTTTTAGTTGTCGTAGGTATAATTCTTCTCTCATTATTTGTTCTCTTTCAGATTATAAAAATAGTTGTTATCATCTCCGGCGGTCCACTTACTCTCTGTTTCTACATTGTATTCAATAGTAGATACTTTGAAATCTGGCACTTTCAATTCTGCAGGGGTGAGTGATTTATCAAAAAACAAACAACGATTATTTGGTTGCGCTGCAAAATGATTGTTGTCTAATCCTAATATGTTAAAGGACTTATGTTCTTCTGGCATCTCTGAGTATCCACTATTCATTGTGTTGACATCAGAGTGACAGTTATCCACTGTAAATAAATATTCTCCTGTGTACCAGTTCTTTGAAGGAGCTAAGTATTTAGCCTTACAACCTGATATACTAGACTTTGTAATCACAGTCATGTGATAACTAAAAGCATCCCATAGTTCTAATTCTTCTAAAGATAAATCTAATTCAGTAGGTTCTGATACAAATGCGGAGATAGGAAGCTTATCATAGAGTGCTCCATACTCCGGTAGATACGTTTCAAAATATAATGCTCTACCTTCTATAGATTTACATGTCACCCAGATACCTTCGACAAATTCACCATGACCTTTTTGTAAGTCATAGAGATATTGTTTCTTAACGAATACTTTAGTGGGCGGTACGTTTGCTACTAGAAAGCTCATTGTGGTCCTCCTTGGGTAAATATACTTCTACAAAACTTTTACAATTAGGGCAACTAAGGTTAGTCACAATAAGATACTCGTCATCTTCTTCTCCGATATCATCATCTCCACCCCATATTAATTGTGTATTACAATGCCAACAATTCATTTTATATCTCCCCAGTTTGCTCCTTTTTCGTAATCGACTTTGTTTGGAACTTCGAGTTTAACAGCTTGTTCCATAACCTCAATAATTTTCTCTGCTTGTTTAGGATTTTCTACAGAAACATCCAATTCATCATGTATTTGTATGTGTGGTACAATGCCCTCTTTGTATAAATTAACCATAGAAATCTTTGTCATGTCGGCCGCACTGCCTTGTATGAGTCTATTCAAAGCTTTGTAAGTGAAAGCTCTCTTGATCCCCGGTCCATGTTCAGCTAATGCATCTGCATGAGGCAAGGGTTTATGTATTCCAAAGCTAGCCGGTTCCCATAAATCAAAATGACAAATGCGACCACCAATCGTTCGGATACGTCCACGTTCCTGGGCCCTGCGTGATACAGCATCGATAAGCTGTTTAACAAACGGCGCTCTTTCATGATACTTCTTCAAAAGTCTCTCAGCCTGTTCTACTAACAAACCGAGTTCTGCCATGAGTTTGTTTTTACCCATGCCATACATCAAACCTAAATTAATTGTCTTGGCATCTTTTCTATCAATGTCTGCCATCTCTGCTACCGCTTGGTGAAAGTCTGCGTCGCCTTCATTGTACTCATCCACGATCCGCGATACACCTTGCAGTTGCGATAGCGCTGCATAGTGTACAACAAGTCTTGGTTCTTGCTGTGAGTAGTCAAAGGTACCCCAAACACATTTCTCTTCTGGTAAAAAGAGACTACGAATTAACGGACCAATTCTCTTGCTTCGAGCGGGGATTTGCTGAAGATTAGGGTTAGAATAAGAGAATCGACCCGTTACCGTTCCACCGTCATCAGATCGTATTTGATTGATGTCTGCGTGAATTCTTCCTTTATGCTCATGTTCTAAAATTGTATCAATAAAAGTTGTGTGCGCTTTGTTTATTTCTCTAGCCTGAGCAATGGCCTGCGCAATCTCATTAGGATGTTGTGATAAAAAATTCTTGGTAAAGCTTGGAGCTCCTGTTGCCGTTCTATCATAGGGTAGTTTTAGTTGATCAAAGACTTTCGCTATTGATGCAGCGGCCCATATCTCTACGTCCCTACCTGTTTGTTTCTTAACCTTTTGTAAAAATTGTTTCTCTTCTTTCATCAAATCTTTTTTTATGATGTGGGCTTTGTCCAGGTCAACACGTACACCTTTAAATTTCATATCAACCAAACAAGGAAAGAGTTCTGTTTCTACATTAAAAATATCCCATAGATCCTGTGCTGTAATCTCTTGTTGTAATCGCTCCCATAGTTTCAATGTAGCTACAGCATCTTGTTCTGCATACTCACCGACATGCATCGCCGGTAATCTCCACATTTCTTTTTTAGGATTGACGCCCCATTCTTTTGCAGCTTCAAATAATATCTTTTCATTCTTACCCATGCCTACATATTCTCTGGCTAGGGAGTTNAAATTATATCTCAGTCTATTCTCATTGACTAAAGATCCTGCTATCATTGTGTCAACAATACGTCCTTCTATTTTGAAACCTAATGCNCGTATCCATGAAACATCATACATAGCATTATGAAATATCTTTGTAGCCGGAGTTTTCAAAACATCTTTGAACCAATCTAAGACAATCTTCTTGTCAA